GGCCACCCGTCGCCCGGAGGAGGGTTCCTGGGGGTGCCGCGAGCGGCGCGCAGTCACCCCCAATGCCGAGGGGGGGGCGCTCGCGGGTGTGCTGGTCATAGGTTACCCCAGGTAGGGGTGAGATCGGCGGCCGCCGCTTCACCAAATAAATCGCTTGAGGCGGCAACGTCAAGATTCGCATTTTTAAGCCGCTCGATTATGTCGGCAAGGTTATTCGTTTTCGGGTTTACCTCGTCATAGCTTACCCCTAACGCTTCAAGTTTCTTTTTAACATCATCCGTACCGCTTGCGAGCTTTTGTAAACCGGATCGTAAAATAGTACCCGCTTGCTCTCCTCCGAAACCGGTATTGTAAAGGCGCATAAGGGCAGCAGTTGACGCTTCAAGACTCACCCCCAAACCGGCAGCGACAGGGCCTACATACTTCATTGAGTACGAGAGCTTTGTCATATTCGCTTGGCTTTTACTAATAGCAAGCGAAAACACATCGGCAATGTGCGCTGACTTTTCTGCACTGAGATTAAACTGCGAAAGGGTTGAAGCAATCGTGCTTGAGGTAAAGGCTAAATCGCTTCCCGTCGCTCCGGCAAGCTGGAGCACACCATCGAGGCTGTTCATTGCTTGTGCAGCTGATTGACCTGCTGAACCTAAACTATAAAGGGCATCGGCGGCTTGGCTTGCGCTAAAGCGAGTAGTCGCACCCATGTCTTCCGCTTTCTTTCGCAAGGCTTCCATTTCGGATGCACTTGCCCCCATAACAGAAAACGTATTCTGCATAGACTGTTCAAAATTCGTAAAGGTATCAATCGCGGCTTTTCCGAGCAAGGTTAAGGGGAGCGTTACACTGGCAGAAAGAGCGGCACCGATAGCAGCGAGCTTCGCATTGATACTTTCTACTGTCTTATCAATATCCTGCTCAAGTTTCGCAAGTTCTCTATTTGATTTTTCTATGCCATCATGTAGCTTGTCTGTTTTTAATGACAACTCGGCATATAGTTCGCCTAAACTCTGTCCCATCTATCTCACCCGTTTTATGTATCATCCTCTGCAAAGGTCTCCGCCATATCTTTTTGAAATTGTTTTTCTCTTTTTTCTTCCGCTTTTCGTCTTTTCTCTTTCTCTTCCTGCTGGTGCTGTTCTCCTTCAACAGCAACAAGACAGGCTTCATCAAATAAAAAGGCTTCAAATTCATCTAAGCCTTTTATGTAGCTGCTTGGTTTGCATCGGTAGTATTTTGCGAGCCTGCCGAATCGGGCAAATTGAACGCGTCCAAATTTTTTTTTACGGCTTGCTCCCAATCGGTAAGGTAGAAAAGAAAAAGATCGCTTAAAAAATCTTTCGGGATAACATCGTTGATAGAGCTTTCACTGATACCGCGTATCTTCAAAATAGCGTCGTAACATTCTTGATACGTTGGAGTAACCATGCTCTTTTTTGCAAGCTCAACGATAAATTCTTCTTCTTCCTCTTGCATCTTTTTAAGGTCAATTTCCGATATTGCCGCATCTTTTTCTCCAATGGCTTCGGTAATACCATTGACAAATTTATACAAGATATTGGGGAAATTTCCGCAGGTCAAAAGTTCTTGAAAATTTGTTTTATGAATAAAAAACTTTTGTTTCGTCCCGTTCCATAAAAGCTCTACCCATTCGCAGGTGGCAAGCGCAAGACGCTGAGCTTCAGTTTCTGGTGTCTTTGTTGCTTCTTCAACAGCTGTTTTGATTGCGCGGTTTCTACTTGTCTTAGTGAAAAATGATTGTATTCTTTCAAACATAGCGATTGCTTAAAACTCCTTTCCTGTTGTTTCCATTGATAGTATTGACCTGATAGTGGATTGAAGCCCGCCTCAGCGATAGACGGGCTGATGATTTGTTTTACCCTTGTACGTACTGCATGTAGTCGGCAAGTGAAATTTCTTTAATAAACTTTAACGGTAAATTGCTGCGTTTGTTTTCTCCGCCGGTTCCTTGCAATTCAATGTTTGCAAAAGCATCTTCACTTGCCTCGCTGCCGGTTGGGGTTGTTTGACAGGAAGGGAAAATAACGACCTTGACACGGGCGTAACTGCCTTTTGTATTTTGCCCGCTTTCGTACTGCTCTACAAAATAGCGGAAGGTAACAAGCGGCGGGTTTCCGGTATTGTCGATATACAGCTCTCCCGTTTCCTCATTGTACGTGTTTCCGGTAACAAGGGCAAAAAACGTATTTGATAGACTTGCAAATGAAGCGGTAAGATTGATCCCCTTTATCTTATCCGCTTCTTTTACTGTACAGCGAATTCCATGCCCGCTTGTTGCGTCAACCGTTTTGCCGCTTTCTTTGTCAAAATCATCTTTGAAGCTCTTTGCTTCTTTGGTCGAATGATAGCCGACAATACCGAGTAATTCAGCAAGTTTTCCCCGAAACCCAATCGGCGCAAAAAACGGTAAATCTTCCGCTGTTTTTGTGGTGATTTTAAGATACTCTGCATCGTAATCGGATCCGACAGCTGTTTTAGCGGCTTTGAGCTTTATTCCTTTTGCTTCAAGCGCACTAAAGGCAGTATTGAAGTCTTTGGCTATGTCTGCAACACTGACCGCTTTTTTATCCGCAGCAGTCGGGGTAAATGTGAAGGTTTCTGTTTTGGTGCCGTACAGAACTGTCAGCTTAAAATCATCTGCCGTCCAGCCGTCAATATTGAAAGGACCTATTTTACCGACAAGCCCTCCCTTATGTTTTCTTACCTCGCCGGTTTGCGCATTGGTATCTTCCCAGTCATTTGGAGACGGTAAGCTCTTATCGGCGTTCAGATGTGCCGCTTCCATTTTACCGATTGAATACCCGTATTCATTTTTCTTTTCCATAATCTTTTATCCTCCGATACTATCGATAGGCACTGATAAAAAGCCGCTGTTTTTTACCAGCCCCCCGCTACATAAAATCTCCGCCGAAAACGGGGATTTTAAAATTGAGCTGTTTTACTATTGCGCCAAGAGAATCCTCAACGAGGTCGCTTGAGCAATCAACGTATTGCACTAAAAAAGTACCGCCTCCTTGTATTCGTTTAAGATGCTTACCGTTCAGTGCGGTGATGATGGACTCACACGCGCTGTCCAGCAATTCAAAGTCTCCTACCGGAACATAGACACTCACGGTAACCATATTCCAGCTTCCCATCCGCGTTTTAATACCATGCTCAAACTGCAAAATAAGGAACGGCTTTTGTACCGTTTTTTCTACGTTCCCGATGTAATACACCGGATAGAGTTTTGCCAGTTCCGCATACAAGGCGCTTCGCATTGTTGTAATTCCTCTCTATACTATTGCCGCTTGAGCGCTTGTCCGCATGCTTTTTCGATACCGTCAAAAAACATACCGGCATGGGCATTCCGCGTCGGCTTTAAAATTCCGTACTTTTGCCCAAAGGTAATTCCGCCTGCTACTATCCGCTTGCCTTCTTCAAGCCAGCGTCCGTATTCATCGCCAGTCATACCGTACATATCCTGATAAATCCCTGCTGATATTGCCTGTGAAGAGCGGGATGCAACGCCGCGTAGCCCATCATGAGCATGTCCCGTATCAGTTTTCCATACATGGTTTTCTTTCGCATAGCGCTCCATACTGGCGGCGGTTTCACAGGCAACTGTTTCACAGCTTTTCAGCATTTCTTTGTTGATGCTTTCTAACCGTTCAAAGACCGCCTCCATCCCTCTCATTGAGCTGCCTCCTGTATCTCTTTTGCTCTGCCTGACATCTTGTAGGTATTCTCTGGCGCATCCCCGCCGATAGTGATCTTTCGGATAAAGACGACTTCATACCGGCTGCCTTGAAAATCGAATAAGTCGCCTGCTTGAATATCCGCATTGTGGAATGCGGTGATATTGACGATATGCGTTTTCAACAATCCTTCTTGCAAAAGCCGATCATTTTCGCTGTGTGAAATTTCTGCAATCCGAACCCGCTGGAGTCCCGTCCGCTTTTCCACTTCCCTGACATTACCGTATTCATTTTTCTCTCTTTCACGGCGGATAAAGAAAAGAAGTGTCCGGTTTACATCGATAATACTTTCCGTGTCTTTCCGTAATTGCTTGATACCAGTTACCATAGCGCCGCCTCATCATCTTTTTTGCTACAGATTAAAAACAACGACGCTGCTTGCGCCCGCTCTGCTTCCCATGCCTCTTTATACCCTTGCGCGGTTTTAAGGCAGAGGGCGACATAATCGGCGGCGGTGTATTTTTCAATACTTTCCCCGCCTGCACTCATGCTTTTTATCTCTCCTGCATCCCGTTGAATAATCCCTGCCTTTTGTGTCCATAAAAGGTAGAGCGCATGATTTTCACTTTCTGCCCTTTGCAATGTGATCGTTACATCAAGCGTAGAAAAATGCGTATCCGCTTCGCTGCCCCCGTCCGGTATCGTTTCGTTAAGCAGAGTGCGGATTCTTTGTATCAATGCTTCGGTGATGATCATGCGTGGCTATCTCCCTTCTAGGTTTGCGGATTTGTTTGCGCTTGCGCTTTCTTTGCGCTTTCAATCGCCTGCAAAATATCAATACCGCCCGCCGCTTCTTTCAAGTCGTGTAACTCTTTTTCCGCCGCTTCAAGCGTTTTGATCTTTGCTTTTAATTCGCTCACCTTCGGCTTTTGAGCGCCGCTTTCGTTTTCTTCCAGCACCTTAAACGGCGTTTCAAAAGTTCCCGCAAGCGCAGGATTGAGCGGTTCCCATTCACCGGATTCACAGTCAACGGAATAGCCGTTTTTCACCTTATCCGCTTCGTGTTCTACATAAAACCCGTTCGCTGTTTTGTACAGTGTCAGTGTTATTTTATCCATTGTCTTTTTCTCCTTGCAGAATAGGGGCAGGGGTATTGTACCCTCACCCCATCATCGCTCTACGCTATGCAAGCATTACCTTGTGCACAGAGTTCGTTACGTCGGCAACAACCGCGCGGCGGAAGAATTGAGCAACGTCAAGCTCTGAAAGCGTCAGAATGTTTCCTCGTTGTGAAAGCTGCGTGATGTCGGTTTTCACCAACGCCTTAAACGTCTGCTTCGGCTGAATAAGATACACCTCATTATCTTTCGGGGCTGCAAAGTTATGTACCACACCGTTCACCTCGCCGTCCCAACCGTCATACGCGATAACCTTTTGAATGACTCCCAATGATCCAAGCTGCGTACCTTTTTGCAATAGCCCATTTACCGCCGCCTCAACATCCATCGCCGTTGCGGAATTGCACAATGCAATAGTTGGGCGCAAAAGATACCCGTGCGATGACTTGCGCTTTAGAGCCGCTTGAATGCCCGATCGCAGAGTAAGCCAAACATTTTCAAGATTCGTAGAACCCGTTGAAACTTTGTTGGTTATGGCTTTACCGGTATAGCTTGCCGAGATAATCGGCGATAAATGGATATGGTCAAGAATTGCATTGTGCGCAATTCCCAGCGCCCTATTCGCTTGATCTACTTTCCAAAACTGATTGTAGTCAACCCAGTCTTTTGAAATGGAATAACCGGCAGCAAAGGTCTGCATATCCACGCTTTCAAATTTTCCAAGTTTGAAAGATGCCATTGCAACACTTTCCCCGTCGTGAACAACGCCGAAAGCAGCCTGTAAACCGATTAAATCCCGTACCTTGACGGTTTCAGGAAAAGCGGAATTTACGATTTCATCATAAATCTCTTGGTAAACAGTCGGGTGTTCTGCCTGCGCTATGGTAACATCCAATACTGTTTGCTGTACAAACGCTTTTACATCGGCAAGGCTCATCATTTCGCCCGCCGGTAATTTTGAAATCTTTTCAATCATTTCCTGCGTAAATAACTTCTTTCCGCCCTCGCCGGTCTGCATAAACGTCATTTCACCCATTGGAGCATTCGGTAATGAATAACCTTTTTTGAATTGACGTTTTGCGGCAATGTTATTCTTGCGGATTACGTCTTGTGTTATAAAGTCCATATCGTTTTAACCTCCTAAAAAAAATTACATCGCAAGACTGAAAGCGATATGAGAACCGACCTCACCCCAGTAGTACCCGACCAATTTATTACCGCTTTCGATTTTTGTCAGTTTACCGTCCGATGCCCCGATATAAATTTTACCGCCGATTTTAGGCAGCGCAGAACTGTCAAACAAATCGGTAATAAATTCCCGCTGCGTATCAAAATTAACCGACACTTGCGTACCGTTGATTTTGTCGTATACAACGCCAACCCTATCGCCTACGAATACGATGCCGTGTTTATCAAGGTCTTGCCCTGTCGGAATGGTTGTGTCGGATAACTTTACGGTTTTAATAACCGAATTAAGCCGATGTTCGCCTGTCATAGTTTTATCCTCCTTATCCTAAAATATGATAACTTCATCACTTGAAGCAGAACTGCTGCCAGCCCCTGCCATCTGCCCAACCGGTGCGGTTGCGGTTTTCCCTTGTACGAGCTTTTGAATGTCCGCGTCATTCATTACGCGATCCATTTCTCCGGCAATCTGCGCTTTACTCATACCGGCTTCAAAATGACAGAATTTATCCACCAACGCTGCCATTTCACCGGTGGGTTTACCGTCTTTGATTAAGCCTTTTTCTGCCTTTACTGCCTCGACCATTTCGCCAAATGCTTTCTTTTCCGCCTCAGCCTTTTCCGCTTCATTCGCTTTTTTGGCAAAAGCAATCGCATCGGTAACCGCCATTTCTCCGGCAGCTTTTTTCAGTTCAGCAAGTTCATTTGAAGCCGCTTCCAAGTCTTTCATCTTTTGGGCATCTTCGAGTTTTACGCCCATTTCTCCGGCAACAGCTTGAGCAGACAAAAGACCGTTTTTTGTTCTCCGTGCAATCTCTGCCGTAAGCTCATCGTTTGTTATACTTGTCAGTTCCATTTCTTCCTCCTCGTGTTTATATTCAACAACGCGGCGCACCTTTTGAGCCGCCCCGAATATAACCGTATTATTTTGTATGCTGTACGGAATTTTATAGAGCTGATTGTCATATTCTCCGATGACATAATCATCATAAAAATCTTCCGTAAAAACATAGTCTGCATATTTCTCTCGCAAGGCATCACGGATTTTTCTTTCCTGCTCATTAAAGCTCATACCCGCCATCTGCCCGATTGCGCTTTCATTATGCTGTCCCTCGCTCAGGGGCGGCACAAAATCAACAGAGCGTAAGGCGTAATCAATAACCGTCTTTTTCCTTTCATCCGCATACGTCGGTATTCCCCAAATTGATACCGCATTGATTTGCTTATTTTTTAACCACCGCCGGATTTTTTCTGCGTGCGCTCCCTTGTCGGGAATAATGCGGTAGTAAACTTTCCCCGCCTCTTTATCGAGTAATGCGCCGATAACCGAACCGTACAGCTCTCTCCCTTCATAAAAGAACGCTTCCTGCGATTGATGCCCATAGCCGGAAGGGATAAAAACATTGCTGATCAAAATCGTGTCGACAATGTGTTCATACGCGGTATCGAGATACTCAACGCCGCTTTTACTTTTGCGATAGTCAACAGCAAAAATACAATCGAGCGGATCGGTATCCCCTTTGAGTTCTGCAATCATTTCAGGCGTTGCAAGCGGATTTAAGCGAATGCGGCTTATCATTGTTTTTGCTTCCGCTTCGGAAAGCATTTCTCCTACAGCCTCAAGCGATACAACCGGACTTTGTGCAGAATCGGTAAAAAGCGGTTTTTGCGTATATGTGTTTTTTCCAGACTTCCCCATGTCATTACCCCTTTTTGTGGTACGGTCTGTATTGTAAATAATTGGGGGTGCGTAACACAAATTTTGAACATAAAAAAAGAAAATATTTAAAAAATTTATTTTTATCCCTGCTGATTTGCGTTACGCACTGCATTTCTTCTATGCTGGTCTTATACAATTATTCAACAAGGCTGCGTTTTATGGCTATAGAGAAATTACCTACCAGTGTGTTAGTCATCGGTATTGCGGCAATCGTGTTTATTGCCGTCCTCATCTTTCTGTTGCTTAATAGGCTCATTAAAAAGGGCATAAGGCTGGGAGTAGGAGATAAAAAATTTATCGTTGGAGACATTGAAAAAAATGTTGATGATAAATTGGAACTATTCAAAACGGATATAGAGAAAAAAGAAAAAAATAGACTGCATGATGAAGAATGCCGAAAAAAGCTCTTTCGGCTCTCTGGAGAAATAGACGAAAAAACAAAGGCGGATGAACGGCGGGTGGTTCGCCGCATCAACGGCACGATTAAAGAAGTCTTTTTACCTTTCATAAAATGTGAAATGCCGATGCTCTCGGTTGTTGAGTTAGTAAAAGACGTGCTGCAAGAGCGCGTCGATTATAACTGTATGCGGGAGCTCCTTACGGCAACAGAACGGAAAGGCTATATCGCCGACATTCTCTATCGTATCGAAACTGACTACAAGCATTTTTTAAATAAGATTTACGCTGTTCCGTGCGGCGTTGAAAAGTATCCTTCATGGAAAGAAATCACCCCGCAGATAGAACGCATCGTCAATGAGTGGGCGGATGAAATGATACGGATTATCGGACGACGGATAAAAGAAAAAATTGCAATGTATAAGGCTGAACAATCGGCATTTCTCTTACCGGAGTATAAAGAAATCTGTATTGATTATCCCATCAAAAAGAATATCGGGTACCTGAAAGCATTATGTATAGAGCAGGATGTATATGCATGACACTGGAACAGTTCGTAGAAAAATACAACGACTAACAGATTTTAGGAGGTTTAAAGATGGCTGCAATACGGGATATTGATCGGCTCAAGCCTGAGCTGGCAAAACGGACACGAGATTTTTTAGCAGAGCTAAGAAAGCGCGGTATAGCGGTTATCGTACTTGAAACAGATCGTACCGTCGACACACAGCTTGCCTACTATGCGCAAGGGCGCAAGCCGCTTGAAGAGGTAAACACCTTGCGTAAAAAAGCGGGGCTGTGCCTTTTAACGGAAGCAGAGAACAAGCGTATCGTAACAAAAACGACACAGTCCCGGCATTTTGGCGGTAACGCCGTTGATATTGCGCCGGTAAAAGACGGCCGCGTCTGGTGGAATGCACCGGAGCAAGTCTGGAAAGAAATCGGCGCTATCGGCGAAGAATGCGGACTTGACTGGTGCGCAGGTGGATACGGACAAATGTGGGGTAAGGGTTGGGATAACCCCCACTTTGAGCTTATGCAAGGGAGATAATGATGCATGAAAAAAATGCTTTTATTGCTTGTTTTATGTGTTTATGGCTGTTTACCCTTTCCGGCTGCTGCACAAGAGCAGGAATACGTGATAACGGAGGCGGAGCTTATCAGGTTAGAGAGCATATCGGAGAACTTGAAGATAAGCAGACAGAATCTGCTATTACAGGCGAGCAACTTAACGGAACGCTTGAGGGCGCAAGAGAGCAAAGCGAAGAGCTTAACCGAGAAATTGCAGACGGCCGAAAGTACAGCGAACATCTTACGCAGTCAATTACAGACGGAGCGAGCGAGCTTGAACGCCTTGCGAACATCCTACAACAAATTCGAGCAAGAGGCAGCCGAAACAATAGCGGAAAAGCAAGCCCTAATTGACGAACAAAAAGACAAACTCCACCGCAGGATGATAGTGATTATCACACTTTCGGGGGCGCTTGCACTCATGATTTTTGCAATGGCAGCAAAATACTTTTTAAAATATAAGTTCAGTATTTTCCATCCTCCCTAAGGGCTGAGCGTAAAACGGCAGTTGTAAAGGAATACTTGACAGCTGCTGTATGGTTTTATACAAAAGCAAGGAACGTCTACTACAACGTACAAGCGGTATGCCCTTACCATTAAAAAACAACGTTCCTTATTTTGGATGTAAGTGCATATCTTTCCCCAATACTATTAAGGAATAACATAAATGACTTTTGACAAGCGCATTATCGGCGCATTACGGGAATGCAAAAACAAAGAACAAATAGCCGTTGTGTTTATTCACTTCGGCATTACTGATATACAAGAAAAGCAGCGGTACTTGACCTATGCGATGTATGCGCCGTCTTATTTTTTTAGCCCCTCAACGCCTCCGACAGATGAGCAGTTGTATGAATTTACTCTCTGTCATTTTATCAATGGCTATTGGCGGCTTACTCCCTTCTATGAAAAGTTAGGATTGGTAAAAAAGCCATTAAGTGAAGCCGATAACCGGATTCTTGAAAAGCTCAATACCTGTACTTCCCAGCACGATATTGATGCAGTTTTTGACGAGGAAGGAATATACGACTACCGTGAACGCTGTAACGCACTCCGGCGCTGTATGCGCGTACAAGAAACACTCGGAGACATCGGCATTTCCCCTGAAAAAGATGATTACGAATTTGACTGTGCTGTCTTTTTGGAAGGTTCTTGGCGGGATGGATAGGAGATATTTACCTGTTGCTGATTCAGTTGTTGCAAAATACGCAACAACTCATGTTGGTGTCGCTCTTATCCTTCTACAACCTCGATGCTCTCTATTTCGTCTAAAAAGGCTCCGGCTAATTGCCCATTTGCAAGCTTTATATCAATATCTGCTATTTCCGGTTCGTTGTTGACCGCCCACGTAAAACCGTATACGGTTCCTTCTATAACCGTTTTATCATGGAGAAAAACTTTAATAGTATGCGCTTTTTTGCATATATTATAGAGTTCCGTTTCCGTTTTTGGGTAAAATATCATTTTTTCTCCTTTTCCCTTGATGTATACGGGACAAGATGAATACCAGTTTTGCTATAATGAATTTTCGCCCTATCGGTTTTATAGAGATTATTCATACATAAGAGATAAGCAATGAGCAACGGAGTAGGGACTACCAGTTGCTCGTATCCCCTCGTCTTCACTATTTAAACATTCATACCTTTCTTTTATTTCTTCTTCCCCTTCTTTCTTGAGATAAGCTTCAATCTCGGCATCTGTTAAATTATATTGCAACAAGATATTTTTTACTTCTGCTCTATATTCTTCGTACGTCATTTTTTTTTCCATAACAAAACTCCTATGGTATTAGCCCATCTCTATATTTCATCGCATCTTCATAATCAGCAAAATGTTTTATATTTGTTTTTATATCTTTCCATTTAGTTTCATTTTTCTTTCCGGTATATTTATAAAAAATAATATCTTCTTTTTCATAACCTTTCACACCTTTTTTCCAGTCTTTGGGAGCATACTCTTCATTGAATGTAACATACGCAACGGGTTCAAATCCGTTCTTTGTATAAAAAACGTGATTACCCGCGTAACTATCTAGCTTTACCCCACCGTTATCGACGGCATACCGAATTAAATCGGAGCCTTTTGTACCTTTATCGTTTGAGTTCTTGCATACGCTGATAATATCTCCATCAGGTTTTATTGCAACGCAAGAGCCGCCTTTTGTAGCGAACAGCTTGACGTTATTATACTCTTCTTTTGTGTGAGCATCAACGCGCCAAGCGTTTGTTTGCACTACTTGTGTTTTAGCGGTTTTGATAATTTCTGCAAATTCTTCTGGAGTTTTCGTTTCAATCTTGCTTGCAACTTTTTTATATCGTTTTTCTTCTGCCCGTCTCTGGTATGCCGCATGCCGCTGTTCTTTCAGTTTCTCTTTCTGCGCTTCGGTTAATTCTTTCGGATTGGTAAATGCGGAGGTATTTTGCAGCCGCGTTTTGATTGCTTCCCAATTTTCAGGCGGCTTATTGGCAACGTCTCCGCGCTCTATATCTTTTGCAATAACCGGCGCTAAAGAGCAAAGACAGCAGATATGCGGCTTTTCAGGAGCGGCATCGACGGGATAAATCCCCGCTCCCAGTCCGTGGTCATTGGCATACGCCATCGTGTCGCAAATATCGTGATAGCCCGGCAGCCGGTTATTCGATAAAAGCCATTTTACTGCCCTCACAGCAGGATTTTCTTTAAAGCCTTCGATCGTTGCCTGCCAATACACCTCGGATAATTCATTGCGAGCAAGCCGTAAGGCTTCATAGTTTAAGTTCTTCGGGACCCGCCCGCCCATCCTGTCATACATATTTGGATAGTCTTTTGCGAAGGTTTGCGCCCCTTCTTTTACATACTGCTGTAAAGCCTTTGCAACTTTTACGCAGTCGGTATTGATGCCGCTTGAGATAATTTCTTTTATCTTTTCATAATTGTTATCGGATAAGTCCCATATCCGGTCGGAAAGGATAAATTCTTTATCCTTGAATATCCGCTGCTTGCGCATCGTGCTTTCTGCGATTATCTCCGCTTCACGAAGTATATCTTTTTCAATCAGGCGGAATTTGAGTAAGCCTTTTTCTTTGTAGTACCGTTTTGTTTGTTCACCGACAAAAAGCCCCGCATACGCCGCGCGGGTTAATCCTTCCTGTGTAATACGGTCAAGCTCGGATGCAAAAAAGACTTTTTCCTCAGCGATATGCTCTGCCAGTTCTTTGCTGATACCGGTAAAAACGCCGCGCGTACCAATCCGCTCTCGTATGCGGTTGATACTTTCTTGCAACGTGGCTTTTATCTCCGATTCTGCGGTGAGCAATGCCTTACGCCTGCCTTGTAATGCGGTGCGGATAAAACCTTGCAGCTCTTCCGGCAAGCCCGATAAATCAAAGTCCATTTACGCGCTCTTAAAGAGGTTTTCAATCGCGGCTTCGGCTTCTATGTCTCCGCTGCGGATTCTATCCTGCAATGCTTCAACTCTGATTTTGAGCTTGAGCCATTCGGTAGCGGCATCCTTTTCCGTTTCATAGTCGGTAGGGATTGTCATAAAAGTTTTAAGGGTATTAAAGGCGCTTTTGGGAGAGACTAAGCCCATTGTCATCGCCTTATCCATTGCGCTGACAAAGGTAGCGAGAGCGTTCATCATTGCAACATCATCTTTTGCCGTCAGCTCCTGCCAGCGGACAATCGGATTATCTGCTCCCCCGTCCCCTGCAAATTCATCGCGTCCTGCAAGCGCAATGCGGGCTGCTTTGAATACATCGGTAAGCCAATAGTAAAACTCGTTATACTCCCCTTGCCGTCCCTCTACTTTCTTTGCCCAGACCGGAGACTGCTCTGCAACGCTCGCATTGGTTGCCTGCATTGCTGTACCATACAAGTATTCAGGCATCGTAAGCTCAACGATAATCCAGTGTAAGAGCTTGAGGAGCGAAACGGCGCTTTCTACATTATTGGCTTGCCCGACATACCGGATATCGCTTGCCGCATCTTCGCCGTCCATAATAGCCGCCTTAAACTGCGTCATATCAACTGCTTCTTTCCCTTCTGCAATATGTCCGATTTTCTCATCTGTGAGCCCGAATGAGTATTTAAGGAATTGCGCGACATTTTTTACCTTTACCAATAAACGCGGCTCAAGGATATTGTCGATATGCCGCCCGATTTTCCGCAAGGTCGCATCATACCGGCGGATAAATGGAACAGCTGGAGCAATTTCAGGGATGCCGTCTTTTAAAAATGTTTGCTTGTTGTTATAAAGGCAGAATACCGGCACAAACGGGAACGCGGTACGGTTGACGGTTTGTTTACTCTGATACCCCGCAGGCAGGTCGCCGTCAATGTCGATTGTTTCCTTACCCGCTTCAAGGGTGATACGGATAACCGCTTTACGCTCTACACCGCTGTCTTTCCATTGCTCGACTGTCTCGGTTACAAAGCGCGTATAGCCGCCTGCAAGGTCTTTGATACAATCATCTTCAATAACAAGCTCAAGGGGGATTTGCTTTATGCGGATTTCACTCCTTCCCGTTGCAGTCTGCTCTAATCGTACCCAGACATAATGCTTACCGTCTATCATCGTCTGCTTATAAATATTGAATAACAGCGTCTTGTTTCTCGTTAAAAACGCTTGTATCAATTTTGAAAACGTATCGCTTTCCGCTTGAATATCAGGTAAGCCGATAAACCAGCAAAAGGTATCAATATAAAGCTTGGTGCAGTAGTTCCCCAGCGCATAGTCAAGATATCCGCTCTGATGCGACGGCGCTGAAGAATACAGAGAGCGGGAGAGCACATAGTCCGTTTTTACGCTGCTAAATGCTTCAGCTGCATCCCGTTTTGTAATGCCGCTATCCAAGAATAAGCCGGATATACTCCGATTCCGCATAAAAAAGTCTGTTAGTTTCATGTTATAGTCCGCCTCCCAGAACATTAAACAATGCTCTTTTTGCCGCATCTTCGTGCGCTACGTCTTTTAAATCGGGTTTTAAATAATTGATTGCGTGAACGAATGCGTCCATGCGGTCGGGGCTATCGTCGCCAGGCTGCCAGTTACATAACTCATCTTCAAGCATATCAAGCGGATCTGTTCCGTGTTCTGCGTTATAGGAGAGCGGGTTCCGGTAGAAGTGAATGCGTCCCTGCTCGCAAAGGGTAGATGCGTTAAGCGCCCTTGCCAGTTTTGAATGCACTGCCCGCACACGCTGAATACGCTGCGTTACCCCCGCATTGATGAGCGTGCTTTCTACCATGTCGCCGCCTTGGTTATCCTCGATAACAACCGTATCGGCTTTCTGTGTTTCTGCCAGCGCTTTTACCGTTACGCCCCATTGATGAGGAGTTCCGATAAGCGATGCATCCGCTAACACGTAGTAGTGGCTTTCATTTTTGTGCTGAATAGTAGCGGCGCTGATAATCCGTTCAGGAGCAGCTCCCTCTAATACCGTGATAATGCCGGTATGGTTTGAATCCGCTGTATGGCTTGCCGCAGGGTCTACACTGACAACAATACGATAGCGGTTTGCAACGAGCGGTAACGCGTCAACCTTGTTATTTTCTATCCAGTCTTTTTTGAACAAGGCATTAGGGTTATCGTCAAGGATTTGCGCATAGAGTTCTTGCTGCCCTAAACGGGTCCCTTCATACTTTGAAACAATCGTACTGATAAATGCCGGAGAAAGGTTTGACTTATTCTCGTAGGTACTGCCGACCGTTACGTGTACGCATGACTTTCCATCGCCGTTTGTCAGTCCTTCCAGCCGCTTGGTAAATGCTGTCGGTTTCGGGGTACTCGTTACCACACATAAGGGATTGCTCCCTAGACGTAAGCCAAGAAGAAGGTTATCAAAGGTTTCTTCAGGATATTGCCATTTGTGTATTTCATCGCACCAGAGCCAATCAGACTGCGCCCCTCTAGATTTCTCCGGTTCTGAACCGTAGAAAATACTGATAACCGCCCCGTTACTGAAAAAGACTTTTTTTATCGACGGCTTATACACCATACCAAGAGACGGCGGGCAATAGCGGGCAAGACCCGATTCACCGTTGATCATAATATCGCGCACCTCTTCCGCTGTTGCTCCGCATAATGAAAGGTGTTTGTATTTGCCCGTTCTTACCGCTTCGATGATCGCTTGCCCTGCTGTCCGTGTCTTACCCCAGCCGCGTCCGCAGCGGAGACACCAGATATATTTTTCTCCGGTTATCCAGTCTCTGGGCGGAAGCTGATCATCCCGCGCCCAAAAGCCCCAGTCGAACGGCAGCGCGTCAAGCTCTGCGGGGGTAAGCGCATTGATAAACGCTTCTTGCGCTTCCTTGTCGCGCCTGAGCATATCAGCAGTGAGAGTTCTGTCATCAATACATTTCCAGCCAGTTTTCACCGGTGTGGGTGTGGTTACCGGTTCGGCTCTCATGCGTTCTCCTCTTGCGGGGTATGCTTATCTTCAATCGGCATTAGTTTTTCACGCAATGCCGCTTTTTTAAGCGATATGCTTACTTCAATATCATCACTGCCGGAAGTGTCTCCGATCGATATTTTTAAGATTTCCTCGTTCATACCATACGCCTTGCGTTCAATCTCAACTGCCATATTCGCAAGCTGCGGTAACACATTCCACGATATTTCGTTAATAACTTGGTCCAAACTTTTGGTATCATCTCCGGCAGCTTTTATCTTGTCGATAAGTAATTTTGCCTTTTTCCCCACAACGAACTTTATTGCCTGCGCAAGCTGTATGTTTTCTTTGTTGTTTTTCTTTATCGCTTCGATATTTTCTTTGCGGGTAATTTCGTCAATATAGCGATCGTAAGCGTCGGCACGGGCTATCCAGTTGTTTTTTGCGGATAATTTCTCTAAATATGTTGCGCTTTTCCCGCACTTTTCTTGCACTTTTGGAATAGAGCGCAATACCCCTATATCGAGGTAGGCGAGAAAGTATGAATATTGTAATGCTGTTTCCTTTTCTTGACGCTCCCATTTTTCGACCATTACGGTTGCCCTCTCATGTTGATTTTACCGTCCGCCACGTCGTAAAGGATTGAAGATTTTACAAACTTTTCTTTTGCTTCGATGTGCGCCCTCTTGCAAAAATCCTGCTTTGCGGCATTGTTTTCAAATACAAGGGTAAGCGTGTAGTCATCGTACTTTGCTTGATAGTCGTTATCGCTTCGGTTATCGGCTTTGCGCATATCCCGTTCCGCCTGCCGCGCAGCTTTCAAGCGGTCGGCTTTTTTTGCCGCTTCTACCATATCGACTATATCTTCCTGCTCAGGCTTGGTGTCAAAAAGGGTGTCGTTGTCATCATCAAAGAGGCTTGAGCCGGCAAAAATATACTGCATATCAAGCATATCAAAAGCTAAGTCTTTTTGAAAATCAATATCGGGATAGGACAATTTTATTTCTTGTAATAACTCGTTATCCCACTCTCCTTGAGCGGCGGGATTATTCAAGAAGATGTTGATTTTTACTTCCGTTTCCTCGTCAACATTTATCATCGATACTTGCAAAGAATAATCATTTGCAGGGTATTTATATTCTTCGTCCATTATCGACAGTTTTTGATGCCCGCCGACGACATTCATTGTCTTGCGGTTGACGACTATCGGCTGAACCAGTCCATACGTTTTTAAGCCCTTTTTGAGTTTTTTACGGGCTTCATTCGATATTTTTCTCGGATTATACGGAGCTTCGTGGATGCTGCTGCGCTGTACCGTTTGCATTTGATAGACTTCAAACTTGTTATTTTCCATATTCTTGCCACCTTAAAAAATCAGCTTGAGCCATCGGGTATTTTGTTACCCATTTTTGATAATCATCGGGAAAATTGTTTTTAAGCCATTCGAGGGATTCGCCTTTATAGATGTCAATATTGCGAAAACCGGAATAGACTTCCGGCGCGAGGATGAGGCGGTTTTGTTTTATGTAGTTATCTATATCTTTTTTTGCCCAGATGTGGAGGGGTGTGAGCTTTTTGTACTTCCAATCGATACCGTTATCAAAGGTTTTAAGCATACAGGCTCTTGCTAAGCTCTCGCAAGCCTCCCAGCCTAATGCTATGTATTCAATGTTATATTTTGCTCGCAATGCGGCAAAGGTATCGACCATTGTGAGCCGCTTTATGTTTTTCCCCTCTCGTGAAATAAGGTAGGTTGTTTCGTAGTGTGGATACTGCTCAATCTTAATATTGTATCGCTTTTCGTAATAGCGGATCACTTTATTTTTGCTTTCGAGGTTTTCACAGTAATATAAAAAAACGGGCGTATATCGCCCTTTCATAAACTTATTGAATAAGTCCAGCATTACCGTTGAATCTTTTCCGAGTGAATAAAGTACAATGGCAGAGCTGATATTCTCCGCCATGTACCGTATTGACGCATACAGGTTTTTCATTTACACAAACTACCTAAAAGCTTAATATTTATAAATATGAGCCATTCCAGCCTTTGCGTAAACGCGTGCAGATTTTTCTCCGCGAAACATCCCTCCTCTGTTGCCGCCGGAAGCGTCAAAACACATAACCGGTCTGCCGCAATATGAAAACATAAAAACACCTCCTACAAAAAGTTCAAGTGTTTTTATTGTAAACTAACCGCAGTGCGTAACACAAATAAAATGAGATAAGGATATGCTTTTAAGGAAAGATTGTTTTAGGGTAGGTTATAATTCCATAATCCTAATCTGCCTTTAACCTGCCGGATAGGATTTTCAAGAAGTGTAGGATTTTTTAATATCCAGTGATATTGTCCGTCGATAGACCACGGACTTGAGCTATTTTGTATAACATCAACTAAATCAACATAACCGATTATTGATTGACTTTTTAAAAACCATATATCTGTTTTATTGATCCAAGAGTTTATATCTGTATCTTCGGTTATGCCAAAATTTTCATAATATTTGCTAATTTTTTTATGAAAGTCTCTTACTTTTAAGACATATTCATCATATTTCTTTTCGCTTTTTAAATCTGGATAATCTTCTGCCAATGAAAAAGGCATAGTATCGCCGCTTGCATGAATATAAAGTCTGCCGCGATAATCGGTAGTCCATGTTCTATTTTCTACATCTTTACCGCCTTGCAAAATTAAATAGGCAAAAGGATTTTTTACGCTCAATACTTTTACTTGCATGTTTATTGTCCTTTCTATACTTCTACAGTATACCAGCTTTTAATAAAATTACAATGCTATCTGTAACCGCTGCTTTAATGCGCTTTGTAGCTCTTGTGAAAAATTGATGTTTGCATTTTCCGCCGCTTCCGCAAGCCAAGCAGGTAGCGTTACATTTTTACGGATCGCTTTGTTTTCAGCCATAGCCCGATATCGAGTCGTATCAGCTCTGATTATTGAGAGTATATCATTTTTTTTGTGCGCTATTTGCTGTTGTGGTGTCGCTTTAGTAATTTCAAATTGTTCATCTTCTGCCACACATAACCATGCCGCCATCGCATCTTCGATTTGCTCTATAGCATCTTGTAAATCTTTGCCAGTCGTTATACAGCCTTTAAGATCAGGAACACGCGCATACACAGTACCATCTTTTTCTGTAAAAATTGCAGTATAAGCATATTTCATTTTTTCGCTCCTTGTTCAATTTCTTTTTGAATGTACCGCAAGTCATTTTTGTTGAAACTGTGCCGTTTTAAAGGAATAGAGCATTTTAATTCAGCATTGCAATAAATATCGTGATTTCCGCCGTGCCGTTTAAAAACATATCCAGCTTTTTCCAATTCTTTTATAGCTTGCATTCGTTCATTCATACTAATATCATACTTATTTTATGCGCATATTGTCAAGTGTTTCTAATCTTTTCTCACACTTTATTTTCAAAAAAGCAAATATCAGGATAGTGATAGAATAACAGTTTTTTCTTGAGTTTGTATACTTCAGTCTTTACGCCTTTGACATCTTCGTATACGGTTTTGCCGTTTTTGATGTATTTAAAGTCAGCTTTGTAGTAGACTGCTCTGCCGCCTTTTTCTGTTTTCGGAATAAGTAAGAATTTCGGCTGGAGTTCAAGGCTGGATATTACGCCGGATTTTTCAAGCATTTTAAGCTCACGATACCGTCTCATTTCTGCCATACTGTCAAACGTAATACCGTCAGCGGTTCGGCGTTCCTTACTTACGACGTTATATTTATGCGGTTTATGAAACATTGTTATCTTCCAACCCAATAATAATTGTCATTAAACCGATTGTCATAGCCGATAGGATAGTCAGCAGTGTTATACAGGAGTTTCTCAAACATACTGTTTGAAATTGAAAGTTTTTCTCTGATTTGCCTGCGGCTAAGACCTTCAGGATGTCCACGTAAAAGAGGTATAAACTCATGTATTTTTTGCTGTATTTTTTCAGATTGCTTGCGCCCTGTTTTCATTTTTTTCTTTGCAAGTCCTTTTAATCGCTTCGATAAGCTGCATTTTTTCTATCGAACTATTACCAATCAATACCGCTGCGTTGCAACGTAATGAACACGTTGCCCGCACATTAAACGGATGATCAATAATGGATAAGCCGTATTGTTTGATATTCCCCTTTGTCTTTGGTATCCGGTGCGCGAGGTGTCCCGTGTTCCAGTCTATTTTTTTGCCACATACGGCGCATCTCCAGCACGCCCTATTAAAGACATACAGGCGGGTTTCTTTTATTGTCATTATTGTTTATCCATGATTTATTAAATGTGTTACATGACCTTTTAAAAGCGGTTTATCCGAACGTTCAGCACGGATAAGCCCTGTCTTTTCTACCGCCGATTTTGTTTGTTTTCCTTTGTCTTTTTCTGTTTTGCTTTCTGTTGTTTTATTCATCTTTTATACCGCCTTTTTATACTTGCCGAGAAAGTATTGTTTACCGATAACCGTGATCAGCGTTTGTATGCCGCTCTTTTGCCCGTGCTGCCATTCTTTCATTTCAAAATAGCCTTTTTGCACATAGTCAGCGTACGGACATAACAGATTGTGCTTATCACGATACAAATAGCCGTCTCGTTGCAGCTGCTTTATAAACTGCTTTTCTGGCATGCCTAATTCCTTTGCCGTATTACGGATATTTGTAGCGTTCCCTCGTTCAATGAGCGTATCGTAATACGCCGCTTTTGGTTTTGCTTCGGCGTTCTCAATTTTCAGCTGTTCATTTTGTGCAGTCAGTTCCGCAATTCGTTTATCTTTATATGCATCCAGTTGTTTTTGTAATACAAACATTTCTAAATCATTAGAAATAGTAAAGGTGCTAAATCCGTTTTGCGCAACCTTTGAATGATTTTGTAATGCAATTTTTATTGCCGTCGCTTGCGCTTCCGTAAACACATATCCCATCTTACCGTTAATAGGTACTTGCCGAATATTTTCGGTAAGGTTCAGACGTTTTACAGCAAGAAGAATTGAATCCGAAGAGACCCCAAGTGCATTGGCAAGTTCTTTCGTTGTCATTGTTTTTTCTGCTGCCGGTTTGTTTTTAAAAAGCGATACTTCATTCATCTGTTTACACTCCAGTTAAAAAATGCCCCGCCGGTAAAGGAGATAAAACCCGACGGGGCTGCCCATTGTGTTAGTGTTTTTCTGTTGCGCTCTTTCGGCGACTTAAAAAATAGGTTAGATAAATGTATAAACCCAATGCAATAAAACCGAAAGCTGCTACTAAAATTGAACCTTCAAACGGTATAACCCCCGTTATGATGAATGTTATGATACTTATTGCCAGAGGTATCAATGCTGCTCGGTTCTTGCGTTTTATGCAGTCATAGGCTGCAATACCCCCTCCGGCTAATACCGCCGCAGCTCCGATACAGTCAATAAAAAGAACGTGGGTACACTGCATAAACAGTACGCCAAACAAGATAAGTCCTAAAATGGTGATAACCATAAGTTTAGTTTTCATAGCTAAACCTCCTCATATTTCTATTGTCATGATTACGGGTGCGTAACGCAAATCAGTTTAATACAATCCCGTTTTCAGCAGCGATTAAATACGCCGCTTCTATCAAGAGGCTTTCTTCGACCGTTGTGCAATCTGCCTCACTTTGTGGAAACGGTTCATGCAATAACGCATTCCATACCGGCTCCCCATCATCTCCGCGCATTGTAGGATAGCCGAGTTCGTTCATTGCTTTCTGTTTTATGACATATTTTACCATTTCAAAATCATTACCCGTATCGTTGGCAATGGTACGGATCATGCCGTGCAGCTTGGTATTTTGTGAATTTTTTCCCGTGGTGCGTTTTTTGTATTTGTCGGATAACAGCAGTTCAATGAGCGGATAATGGAAGGGACGTTTATTTTCTTTCATGTTCCGCTTATACAGCTCTCTGCGGTGTTGAATATAAAAATCCATCTCCCTTTTATCAATTTCGCAGGGCAGCCGTACCGTCAATTCATTGCCCTGCCAGCGGACAATCTCTACGCTTGCATCTGTTTTCATACTACTATCCGTGATTGATTAAATGCGTAATATACCCGCGTCCCAAAAGCGACTGGTCGGAATGTTTACACGTTGCCGAACCTGTTTTATATTGCGATTGGACTGTTGTTGTGTGCTGCGGCGCAGGATTGGATTTCGGCTGATTGTATACTTTCTCGTTTGTTTGTATCTTCTTCACAGGAAAACCGATGTATTTCATCGCAATCTAAGCCATATAGTTCACAAAGTTTAAACAAAATATCGCTTTTTAATGGCAATACGCTCCCTGTTTCTATTTTAGAAACATACAATGCAGAACAACCAATTTTACAAGCGACATCGTATAAGGTTAAACGGCGCTTATGCCGTTCAAGATAAAACACATCTCCGATATTCATTTATTTGCTATCCTTTTTCCTAAGTTATGTTCTTACTATCGGTCTAAACTCAATACTATGCGTTATTACTGTAGCTCTGCTATCTGTTACATTTTGTTTTAGCCGTCCGATAATTTTAACAGCACCTCCCGTCATGCAATATTTATCGCATATTTCTGCGACTCGCGCCTATGTCTCAACCGTTATCTCTACCGTATCTTCTTGCGGAGTATCCATTTCTTGAAAAGTACATTTTGAAATAAGCGTAAAAGTACAAATCGTCGTCCCCTTTTCCGATAGGGTAACAACAGGTTCGCTTTCTACTATTCCCTCAATAAGCACCGAATTAAAGTTATTCATAAGCTTTTTCCCATTGATCTAACAGCTCGGCTCTACCAATAGACTCCGATAGGAAACAAGTATTAAGAAATTTTAAGGTTTTATACTCTTCCTTACATGCTTCTTTATTTGTCGTTGACGATATGAAAAGGAAAGCCTGCTTTGCCCGCGCCTCTTCCTGCGATACCAGAACAAACATATCCTGTAACAATGATTTTAATTTCGTATCAGTACAAGTAATAATAACTTGCAGTATTTTGTCTTTTAACGGAACGCTTTCTCTATAAATTTGTTTATATAAGATATCCGCTCGTGTTTTATATGTCTCTATTTTCATATTTATCTCCTATTACGCACTCCTTATTCAATTCTTTCTTTACTTGTTCTATATCTTTTTTAATTTCCGGTATAAATTTTTGATATTCAGGGTGTGTTTTTACAATATCTGTATATATACGAAGTTCATTTTCCAATGAAGCTAAAAGCCTTTCCGTTATGTATAGATGAGGATTCTCTATATACGGCCTCAAATCTATTCTTGCTATAGGCATGTTTCCATCCTTTATTTTAGTAACCTGCGCAAGTTTTTCTTTTGCACTACGGTTGTAAATTTTTCAAGTTCTGTGATAAGCTCTAAGATTTTTTCTTTCGGCGGCTCCGGCAGTTTATTACGCTTTGGACTTGAGTCTGCTCCGATGTTGACTTTCCTAGGATTGCAATGTTTTATCATTGTGATAAATTCCGGTAGATCAAAATCCATTATAGGTTCAACTGTGATATATTTACGTTCCGCGGGTATTTTTGCAAAGCTTAAAACCCTATCAAGAATGGACGGACTTGTGTTCATTATTGCCCGGTACGTTCTATTTGTTTCTAAGGTAGTACATAAAGAAAAATATTCATTTAGTAGCATTTGAAAAAACATTGCAAGTTTATCAGGATTTTTAGTTTGTAATAGATATTCGTTTTCAGGGTGCTTTTTGCAATGTTCTAATGTTTTATGCACCCAATCAAAGGGAACTTTTTCAGCAAACATATCACAGGAAGAACCTACAAAGATAAAATTACCTTTCCCTAAATCGGTTTTTAGCTCTTTTTCGTCAAAGTACAGCGGCGATTGTTTACCCCAGCGCTTCATATAACAGTAGCTGCATCCGTGCGAGCATTCACCATTAATTGTGTTCCAAGTATGCGTAATAAACTCGTACATATTTCCGATCGATTTATTTAACGGCATTTCATTTCTCCTCTAGTCATTCAAAATAATACAATTATCCTTAACCGCTATCGTATCAACCGTTCGGCTGCCGATATAATAGCTGCTATAATCACCATTGTGGATTCTGACAGATAAGTCCCCGTCATATTCAGATAGCTTTTCAATCAACTCTTTTACTGTCATTTTGTTTATTCCTTTGTTTTGATAAGATTCCTGAAATACATTTTAATGTCATAATATTTAAAAAAATTACATATTAAATATTTGAGAGGTGGATGTGTGCAACCCCATCTACGCCTAAACCCATAAAAAGATATTTTCCGACAAAAAATTTTTAATTTATCCCAAAAAGTAAGCTCTAAATCCCCTTCTTCTAAATCGTACAAATCATATTCATCTGCCATACAGTTCGGACAGAAAAACGGAGGATAATCTTCATACCATCCATTGTCTACAATTAGTTTGCTTGACTTTCCAAACCACCCACACTGTTTACAATAATAAACAGCTTCTTCATATTCTTCTTTTTCTTCTTTCGTGTATACGAAATTACTTATATCCATTTTTACGCCTCCACCAATTCCCCGCAGGGACTGCCGTCGTCGGCAAAGACATAATCCAAAAACAAATTTATATAGCTACAGCAATAACCGTTTCCTAAAACAAAAACATCATCCTCATCAAATCCCACAACCAATAATCGAACGTTATTCTTTTTATCTTTTACCCACCCGCCATGTTTTTTAGTTGCGTCCATAGCTTTTTCAACGCTTTCAAACGGCATGTACTTCGGTTCGGCGGGCGGTTCGATGAGGTATGCATAAAGATATCGATAATCGCAAGCCTTAAAGCGCGCGATAGAATCAGCGTTCCACAGCTCTGTAAAAACTTGTACATAGGCGTAGGCATTTTCGTCTTGTACCATTTGCCGCAAATAACTTGCTGTATCTGCAAAAATACATTTGCTGCCTACCTTCAAATCCTCTGCATTGAACGCGGTGTATACTCTCGATTTGTCAAATTCCATTATTTAGTCCTCCTTTGCTTATCTATACTTTTTACCGTTTGCAGTGTTGCTATTGATGAGAATAGATGTCTTTGCATACATTCAGAACTGCAATAGTACATCGGAATACGCAGCGTTCCATCAGTTGACACCCATTCGCCGCTTTGGTGCTTTCCTCTTGGAATAGGGCTACCGCAAATTGTACAATATCGCCTCTTCATTTATTTAGTCCTCTTTGCAATTATCCCAGCTTGATACCGGTTATCTCATAAAACACATCCGCATCAAAATGCGGCATTCTTTTGACTGTCAGCTTTTGCATTGGCGTAAGCGTTTGCCAAAACATTCGCCAGCTTGCTTTGTAGGATAAATAGGCAAGGCGTTTCTGTCCGTTCTTTTCAGTCCGAGTTTTGAATGCGTATAACCTAAAGCGTTGCAAAAGCGTAAATCCTTCGCTTCCTATCAGTGCATCGTATTCTTCTTTGGTAAGCTGTTTATTAAAGGCTTCATACGTGATTTTCTTTGTCATAAAAATACCGGAAGAATAATCGCAAGAGCAAAAATCGCCACTATTGCGGTTACCACTGTTGCAGTCTCCGCTGTTGGAGTTGCCGCTGTTGAGTCTTCCGCTGTTGGAGTTGCCGCTGTTGAGGTTTCCGCTATTGAGGTTTCCGCTATTGAGGTCGCCGCTGTTGAGTCTTCCGCTATTGAGGTCGCCGCTGTTGAGTCTTCCGCTATTGAGGTCGCCGCTGTTGAGCATCCCTGTATTTTTTTCGCCGATGTTTATTATAGACAAAATTTCTTCACGTGATACCTCTCGCACAATGCGCATCCGTGAGCATACAGATTTTACGCCATCATCATCAATTTTCCCATCGGCTTCAATTTCGCAGATGCGAGATGTTTTTAAGTTGTAAAAATGATGCACATCTTTTAATTTTCTGCAAAAATGAAAACCACTACGACAAAGCTCAACTTCACCGTTGTGCTTATACGTCTTACCGATTTCATACTGAAATCCTCTGCATGTCAAATCTTCATTAAATCCTTTGAATCCTTTTACCATAGTTTTATTCCTCCACTTAAATTGTGTTTGCGCAATTACTCATTACGCTCATTTTTAATCACGGCTGCTTCCCGCAGCTTCGGGCGGTAGCTTTCCCAGTCGAAATTGAACGACTTGCCCTTTTCTTTCAGCCGGTCGATAACAGAACTGTCAAGCATTGTTTTTACCCACTCGTAATTACAGTTCCCCGCAAGCCAGAGGGGGCGATTGCGCTCATGTCGTTCACGGCAGATAAGCGACAAACAGCGCATCTTTGCATCTTCATTCTTACCTTTCTCGATTTCGTCGATAACAAGAAACGGAATAGTGCAATAGTGCATTATCATCTGGTATTCTGTTTTTTTTGCTGCGTAGCTGTTATACGTCGATCTAATTCTCAAGTCTAAAAATTCCCATGTGGTATATTCCGCGTTATTAAGTACAACCGCTGCGCTTGCAAGGTGGCTTTTACCCGTGCCGCTTTTCCCATAGAGCAATACAAACGTATCGCGCGGATTTTTGGCAAGTTCATAAAGGTCGTTGAGATACTGCGCGGCTTTTTCATTTTGCGGCTCATACGTGGTAAAACTTTCGTTAAAATATTTGTCGCGGATACCCATTGCCGTGAGCTTTTTTATTCGCTGCTCTTCAAGCTTTTCCCGCTTTTTTTTCTCTTCGCGCTCCTGTACACACAAAGGACATTGAGGCGGCTTGGTTGAGCCGTCTAGGTGCATGACTTTCACATCCCCGTGCTTTTCGCAGTGAAACAATGCTTCTTTGCCGTGAAAAAGCGGGGTGTAGTCTTTTGATTTTTTTATTTCACATGTGCGCATAATTCCTCCTTGAGCTTAAAACGGCATATCTTCTTGAGCGCCGGTTACGTTGCAATCGAAGCGCTTATTTTTCCCTTCAGGCGGATCGCGGGTGTGTTGCTGCTGCATTTGCAAAAACACTTGCGGGTATTTTTCTCGCAATTTTGAGCCTGATATGATATTGGGACACCAGAAGTTCCCCGCGGTTTTTATCCAGCGGATCACTTTTTCAATGTCTTCATAGCTGCGTTTATCAATGCGATTGAGCTTTTCTATGTCTTTTGCCCATTGCTCGATATGCTTTTGACTGGTGGTGAAGTGAGTATCGATCTGCCGGTGTAAGTCATAGAGTAGGAGCGCTAACCGTTTTGCTTGTTCTGGAATGGTTTGTGTTTTTTGAACAGGTGCAGGCGGGGCGTCCCCGTCGGAGACTTCCGGCGGAATATCATTACCATCACCATTATCATCTACATCAACATCTACATCTACATCAATGTTTTCGATATTTGCGTTGGGTTTTTGATATTCAAAATGGGTTTCTGATATTTGCGGGTGGTTTTCGATATTCTCCGAGGGTTTTTGATATTTTTTATCAAAAACCTCCTTTTTAATATACGATATACTCGATTGCGCAATATTGTATTTTGCTGCAATCTCTTTTTGCTTCATCCCTGCTTGTAAATCTTCACAGATTGCCTGTTGTATTTCTTGCGGTATTTCAGGGCGTCCACCTTTTTTACCGTCGTTGATATTTTTTACGCGGCGGGCTTTGGCATTGTCGATTGATTCTTGTATTGGAATCCATGCACACGCTTCAAGCCCTGTAAAATCGGGCTCTGTACCATAAAGCCCGTATTCAACAATCGCTTCATAAAACTTATAGCGTAATTCTTTGTCTAATAGTTTTAATTGTTTTGCAAATGTTTCATAAAAGATAAAACTTACTGACATATTGAAGCTCCGTTATTTTATTGTCCACGCATTGATTAACGCTACGCGCCGTTTTTGCTTTTCTTTTTCTTGCTGTTCTAATTCCGCTTGAATAAATAGATCTCCTTGCGCAAGCGGTAAGAGCTTTTCATAAAAGCCCTTCACATACTCTCTTTTTATTTCAAAACCATATCCTTTTCGTCCGAGGTTTTTACAGGCGAGCAATGTTGTACCGCTTCCGGCGCACGGATCAATTACGACATCATTTATGTCGGTAAAGATGCGGATTAAATGCTCCAGTAATTTAAGTGGTTTTTGCGTCGGGTGAATTTTTGGCGTTGCAGTGTCTCGTTCAAAATCCATGCAATTAAAAATCATCTTGCCGTTATTATTAAATTTAGGCAGTTTATCACGATAAAAAATAAGCCCGTATTCACAATTACCGACGATACGCATATTCGCCTTTAATACTTGTGCGGAAAAATTCTTCCGAAATACCAGATTGATATAATTATTAAACCCGTACTGTTTTGCCACTTCAATCAATTCAAATTGCTGCTCAAAAGCGCAAAACAAAATCATACACGGCGCCTTTCCTTTCGCTTTCGGCTCTTTGATTAAAAGGTTGTTGCAAAAGTGGAAAAATTCAGCAATTCTAAAACCCGCCTTGCTATCGGTGTCAAAAAATGAAGAGCGCGCGTTTTTACTTTCTCCGTTTTTATTATCCCCGCC